GAGTCAGACGTTTTCAATTGATCTAACGTTGTTTTTGAGAAAAGATTCATTCCTCTTTCTCTCATAAGCTGTATTAGATAATATGGCTCATGTCTGAACTCAGGTTTTTCCATCCGCTCGTCTAATATTGCCTGAGCATTTAAAAGGAGCGATGTTGTGTATCCTGCTGCCATTGTTTAATTTTTATAATTAATAATAATTCTAATTACGCCCGCTCTGGCAATATTCTTTAGTCTATCCGACTATTTATTCTAATATAAATTCTTTATTCTCTTTTTTTATTTCCTTGAGTAATTGTGCTTTATCATCAAAATTTTTTATTTCATTTTCTTCACAATACTTATTAAAATCTGCCGTTGTTTGTATTCCTTTTATTTCTATATTTCCCCCGCTTCTTGGATTCCTGTCTCCCTCGCCTCTTCCTCTTTTTACTGATACCATGCCTTTTGTCTTTTCTTCTATCCATGTTTTCATATCTTCTTCAACCGTTATTGGTTCTGCTGTTTTTGGATTGCGCTGCACTTCTCCGTTGATTTTAATAATTTGTTTACCGTCCTCATCGGTTGTAATTTCCCTATTATTTTTATAAATAAGATTTAATTCTTTTGCGTTCCAAGGCATTTCTACATCTTTAGGGATTAGTCCAGCTATAGTAGTAGTCATATTGTAATCATTCTTAATAGAAACAGTTTGATTTTTATATTCATCTCTTTCTTTTTCTATTGTTAGAATATTCTCTCTTAATTTTTCTGTTTGAGATTCTAACTCTTTTATCTTTTCATTAGGTTTCACATTTGCTTCTTGCTTCCCTTTTTCTATAGCTGCCTTTACTAGATTAGGAATAGTTTTTCCTTCAAATTCTAATTCATATTCATTTCTTGCGTTTTTAACAGCTATTTCTATCCCTGTATTACCTGCTTTTTTCCCTAGATTAATATCTCTTTGTTCTAGCTCTTCTCTAGTAAATATTGAAAGCTCTTGAAATTCTATATCCACATCCTCTGATTCTGAGGTTATTGCTTCGGTTAAGTCCTTAACCTCAATCTTTGTCAGTTCTGACAGTTTATTTATAAAATCCTGTTTTTTCATATTTCTTTTACTTTATTTATTTTTTCCTGAAGTTTTTCATCTCCTATGTTCTCTCTGAATTTTACATTTAAATCATTAGCTTCTTTTTCTAATGTAATTCTTTCAGATGTCTTTTCTTTATTGTCTTCAATAAGTTCGTAAGTCATCCCCGTTATATAAGGATTTTCATTTAATCGCTTTGCAGTGCTAGGATTTAGAGGAATAGATTCTGACGTGACGTCTCCTCTAATATATTTCCTCCCATTTATAACCGAGGTATCAATTGCTAGAATAGCCTTGTACATTTTCTTGATGTTCTGTCCCATATTTATTTATTTTTTCGTTAATAAAAATATCTCTATCATTTTGTAATTTTTTCTTATCCTCAAATATCAATTCATTATCTGGTATGGTCTTAATCCACTCCCCAAACAAAAGCTTCTCGATCATGGCTTTTTCTAATCCCATATCTGAAAAATCCTTAGTCGTATATAAAGGAAATAAATCAAGATCAAATATTTTTATTTGCTTAGTCATTTCATAAGGATCATTATTATATTCAGCTTGTAGGTATTCTTTATATTTGTTTCGTTGTATGTTTTCTGAAACACCTTTTTGCTTCATTTCTGCTAGCTTGTTGATTATCTGATCAGGACTTTCAACTACATACCTACGACCATAAATTATTGTAGATCCTTTATATCCTAATCCATAATAAAAACGTCCAATAGTATCAGTAATGAATTTTTCTATACTTTCTGCCTCACTGCTAAATACATTTAATTGATCATGAACCGGCATTAGGTCTGCGGTAACTCCTGTAGCTGTTTTTTGTACGGAGTCTTCTATGAATGCTAGCGTCCCCCATTGTGCGTAATGAATAGCTTGTTTAAGATAGTCTTCTTCTTCATTCATTTGTTTCCATGTAGTTATATCAGGAGCAACATACCCAGATGGAGGCGTGGGGTTGGACTCACCTTGCTCATTTAAAGCTACTACTGTAATATCTGATACGTCCTTACTTTTTCTAATCCCATCACCACCACATGACGGACATTTGTCTCCGTTCAGATATCCTGGCGAATTAGAGCAGACTAAGCATTTGCGCTCATATTCCCAATAAGAAGGAAATCCGCTCGTCTTTTTAAATATATTCTTTACTGAATTATCACAAACAACCTCATCAGCAAGTTCAATAGAAGAATCTATAAATGATTTTGCATATCCATAAACCTCATCAAATTCATTGCTTATAATAATAGCTGGTACGTACCCCCAATAATTAGGAAAGGTTTCGTCTTCTATTAATGTAATTTCATCCTCTTCTTTTCTAAACATATAATCAAATGCGTCATCCACAACCCTTATTTTTTCAAATGTTTTATCTCCTACTAAAACTTCTTCAGGTTCAAAAATTACATATTCAATTGACGTATTGTTAAATTGGTAATCTAAAATAGAAGTTATTGATTTGTAACTAGGATAAGAAGACTCTCCATCAACTGATATTTCAATAAAAATAATGCCTGATGGGTCTGTAATTTTCTTTTGCTTCCAAATAGTTTCACAAAATTTTTCTACACTAAATCCATTAGGGAGGCTAGAAAGTATTTGTTTGAATTCTTTTTCTTGATTTTCTGAAAGGTTATAGTACTTTGCACCTCCTCTAGTATGAAAAACCTTGTCTAATGGTCTAAGTAAATTAGAGTATAGAGCTTTATTAGATCGTTTATATTGTTTTCTTAATAAATATTGCTGATCGTTTTCGTAAGTTTTAATTTGTTTTAACCAAGCGTCTAAGCCAACTCCGTTAACGTGCATGTTAATTTTTCTGTGATGTTCTCTTGCTTTTGAAATTAACTCTTTATTAAAAGAGTCTAAAATGTAGGTTTTAATTTGATCGAGCTCTAAAGTCATCATGTTTTTGATTACCTATCAGGCGTTCTCCCAATCGAATTATCTTGTAAAAATAATTATTATTTAGACTAAATACAAATAAAATTAATAATTTAATACTTTTTTTGTTAATGTAAAATATTCTCTCATCATTAACATATCAGAAAAATCAGGAGATCTGCCGATTAATTCCTTTATTTTATCTTTAGGTATTACCGACTGTCTCCCGTCTTTGTCTATGTTATCTTTTTTAATTTGCTCGCATTCTTCGACTATTTGGTTTTTATACTTACCGTCTACTCCATTTATGTAAATCTCTCTATCATTTATACGTTTTGCTAATTTAAAATAACATTGACTCTTTAGGTTTGAATAATTTTCTCCCTTTAGTGCTTTAGAATTATTAACAAATCCCTTGCATTTTAATATATCTTTTACTCCTCCGCCTACACCATCTTCATCTACTACTATATTTGAAGTAGGAATGCAATAGTTAGTTTTTAATTTAGTAATTAATTCAGCAGCCTCAGTTATAAGATTTTTATCTAAAACATTAATTTTAATAAGTTTAAAGCCATTCCACACCCCTATAACTGTTTTATCTCTTCCTTGTCTGGCTATATCTGCTGTAATGTATTTTATTCCTTCTTTAATATGAGTATTGCTAAACATATCTACGATTGCATCATAATCTACTAATGTAGCAGGATCATCATCGTATTCCCAATTACCATAAACTAATCTTTCTAGTTCATTTTTACTTAATGTTTTTATGAGATTATCAATATATCCTTCAGGTAACCTTTTATTATCTGAGGGTAAAGCTTGAATAAAAGCCTTCCAATCTTCTAATTCATCAGCTTTGAATTTTTTATAATAATCTCTATAGAGATAATTCTTAACAGGATTACATGTTTGTAAAAGTTTGGGCGTAAGATTGTATTTATCATTTTTCCACCTACCTATAGAAATTGCTAAGTTATTTTTAACAGTTTCGTCAAATTCGCCAGCCTCCTCAATCCATCCGCGTGTCATCTGCATTGATCCAAACCTAGTATAAAGTGGATCAGACGGTAAATATTTAGCGTCTAATAAGAAAACCTTTGATCTATTATGTAATTCAAAGTAATTATCTTGGCCATTATACTTGTAATACGAATCATCTAATTTCCAATGTTCAAATACTTCATGAATTGATGGGATAGTAAACTTTCTAATGTCTGTTAACGTTTTTCGTGCAATAAAATAATATGTTTCTGGATAAATAAAAGCATCGCCAAATATCAAAGAACAACCTAAGTATGATTTGCCACCTGCTTTTGCTCCCCCATACACTATGTCTGCGGTTGTCTTATCTATCCAGTATTTAGCGCATAATTTCTGTTTGTCGTTTCCGTAAGTGTTAAATATTAATTTCACTTTATTTCCATCCCTGTTATCACTATATTGCCCGAATGCTTTATATCATGATCTACTTTATCCCCGTATTTTTTAGGATTCAATTTAGATAATGCCCATTTACGAGTGTCTACTTGTAATTTATTCCTGTTTATTATATTGTGATTTACTATAGTTCCTACGTTTGTTTCTATTACATCTTCACTTTGTTTATCCGCTATTTCAATCATTTCTTCAAACATCATGTCCGCTCTTACCAATAACGCGCGCGCGTATTGCTTCGATTTATTTTCTTTTTCTGCTACCCATCTAAAAAAGGTTTCTGAAGCTGGCATATCTTCATCTTTAAGTATGTTTCTTATTGATTCTCCTTTCTGGATTCTTAAACACGCTTTATTAAAGATTTCTGATATTTGTTTTTCAGAGTAAGCCACTAAATTTTAAATTAAATATT